TTGGGTATACTGGTGCTTACAAGTGGCATGGCTCATTACCTTATTGCTCTACGAGGCGAACCTCTGGAAATAATTTTATAGGTATCAAAGCTGTTAGTTAGAATATTGCTATCCTCATTAATAGCTTCAGTCCTCTCAAATTCGATTAGTGCTTCCTGTTCATCTTGACCAGTAAATGCAGCCAAGGTATCGGAACCCACAAGTCGGGCTTGGAAGCGTCTTGTAGCTTTTACAGTGATGTAACGCTTAACGTGTTGAGGAAGCTCAGAGAAATCAAACAGCAAAACCATGTCTACATATAGGTTGCCTGTAAATGATGTGTAGCTTCTCTCGTTGCGGTCATAGAGCCTGTCTCCTCTTTGGACAACATCTATGTCACTAGATACATCTGTGGTATCTATTCTGGCGCAATTGGCTGGGACTAATACTTCACCGTCAACATTAGGTACTAAAGGATAGTTAATCTCCGTGTTGCAGTGTAGTCCACGGGTCTGTATCTCAATAGAAGTCTCCTTCAGTATTGACTGTGCTAATGCAGCATCAACCAAGGAAGGGTCATCTAAGCTAGATACAGGAGCCTCACCAAGGGCTGATAGCATTACATTGACAGCCTCTAGTTCTGTTGTAGGTGTAACTATAGCCACGATAATTCCTCTTAAGTAAAAAAAAGCGGAAGCCCAATTAAGGACTCCCGCTTGGGTTTTAAGCAGTCTGGATTTGAACAGCAGCTTCTGGACGTAGGACACCGTGGCCCATAGCGTACTTAGCAACCATCAAGGTTCCTTGTCTGCGAATGTCGTACTCTGACTCAACCGCCAAGTCCATCAACTTCACTGTACCAACAGCAGAAGAATGAGTGATAATAGCAGTAGTGTTAGAAGCGTTAACGACCTGCGCTCCACCAGCACCACCAGCATCAACACCAGTTCCAGTCACGTTACCAGTAGGTAGGTGAGAAGTCTTGATGAGGTTGATACCAGCAATCTGAGGTACAGTACCGTCAGCGATAGAACCACGACCAGAGAAGTCTACGTTTACAGCGTTAGAAGCGTTAGCAAGCAAGTAGTATTGCTCAGGCTTCATAAAGCAGCATCGTCCTTCGCTTGGTACGTAAGCATCATCTAGTGCTTCAGCAGCGTCAAAGATTGAACCAATCAATGAAGCAGCAGAAGTGTTAGAGTCTGAATCAGTGATGATTGTTCCAGCAGCATAGCCTGAGTCACCTACGTTAGCAGATGCAGCAGCGGCTTGGAGCATAGTCTGTAGAACGTGCTTGTCCATTTGAAAAGCAAGCGCACGACCCATCTCAGAAGAGTAAACTGAGCGAACATCGTAGTGGTTCTTAGCTTCATCGATGTTAGCAATGAAGTGGCTAGAGATAAGAAGGTCATTAATAGTAATAACTTTCTCGTTGTGGTTCAGTGCAGAACCAACAATCTCGTTACCAGGTGTGTGGTATGAAGCAGAGCTTCGGCCCATCACAGGGAACTGTGCAGACTTACCGTTAGCAATGGTGCGAACCATATGCTTGTCAGCAGTTACAGTAGCCTGTTCAAAGCTAGTAAGGACTTCTCCGCTGAACTGCTTGAGAAATAGTGCATCAGCAGTTCCAGTGTTATTCGCCTTACCAATTTGGGATACAGTAGCGTTAGCCATGTTAATAATCCTTTTGGTTTGATTTAGTAAATTAAGTGTATAATTCGCTAATCCTTACTTCACTGGTAGGGGTGTTCTCCGCAGAGAGCCTTACTGTTTTTTTGGGGATATACTGAATTGTATTAACAGCCTTGGGAGGCTGGTTAAAGTGAGCTTCGTCCTAACTTCTTCTCGACAGTCGCACGAAACGCAGGGTCTTTCTTGTACTCAGCAGTTGACATATCTTTAGTCACCTGCGCCCAACTACTGTATGTATCTACAGAGGCAGAGGCTTTACCACCTACGAGTGTAGGTTCTGCACCACCGTTATCCCTGTAGCGTGACATAAGACCATCAATAGCTAGTCTTGCTTGAGATTCATTGCGAGATTGAAGGGATGAATTATAAGCATCAATTTCACTATCGCTTAAGTTTTCAGTAGCCCATTGAGCCATCTCTGTATAAGAGTCCTTGCCACCTGCAAAACTATATAGCTCTTGTTCGTAAGCATTAGCTAAAGACTCTTGTCCTTCAACATAAGCATCCACCATTTCTTTGGGGATACCCTTGTCTTGGAGGCTTTTATAAGTTTCATCGGAAAGGTTACCATTCTCGCTAAACTCTTGTTGCATAGCATCAAAGTCTAAACCTGCATTTTCTACAGCTTCTCTAGCATCTTCTGGAGTCTCTGGTGCAGGTTGTTCAGCTTCTGATTGAGTTGCTTCTTGACGAGACTGAGTGAATTGTTTTTCCAGTTCACCATACGCCTTTGAAAGGTCTTCAGGAGAGTTAAACTTTTCTGGTAGCCATTCTGGACGATTAGTTTGAGTTGGTTCAGTTGGAGCTTCAGCACCTGTAACATTTCCCTCCACTTGTACGGATTCAACCATTGGTTCTACCCCGCTGAATTACGTTCCCTTTTGCATTAATATATTGAACGCCTAATTCAGCAGCTTCAATGCCAGGCCACGCAGGGTACTTAGGCTCTTTCTTTTCTGCCTTAGCTTCCTTCGGGTTATCTTTACTTAAAGTCATCTTGGGTGTAGTCATTTATTGTACCTGTTGTTGCTGATTAGCTTTAACAACTTCTCTTATAGCACCTGGAGCAGAATCCTTCATTGCTTCAGCCATCATTTGCTGTTGTTGTGCTTGTTGTTGTTGCTGCATCTCAGCTTGTAGTTCCTGTTCAGTCTTAATCAGACCTATCGTGTCAATCCCGTGGCCTGTAGCTAGTCTTGTTACAAGGTCACCAAAGTTTACACGCTGGATTGTTTCAGGTGAAACCTGAGCCAGTTGTACTAGGTCTTGGATGTAAGTGCGTAGTTTGTTCAAGTCGTTTCCTCTGCCAAGTGCTTCCACACCAGTAACAATAACTGGAGTGACAGTACCTTTAGGTAGCTTAGGAATCTTCTTAGCTGCAGACATACCAGTCATAAGTATATTAACTACTGGAAGTTGCATTTCTTGACTCAGGATAGAATAGACACCACCAAGGGCAGCCTCTAATTCTTGAGCCATAAAGCGTATCTCTTCAGCAGTTACTCTTTCAGCATTGCGCTGAATCGCTGTGTTTAAAAGAAACGCAAAGGAGAGCCTGTCCTCTATTCTCTGGACAGTCTCAAGCACTACCCGCATATCGGGGTACTTTTCGGTTTGGAGAACTTTGACATCGTTAGGGTCACCTAAGATGACATCACCATTCTTGGATTGGGCTAGGTCAGTTCTTCGGACACTGGCATTAGGACGCACCATAAATACCAGTTTAGCACTAGCAGCTGCGGAGCTAACCAATGCTTCCATCAATCCCTCAAGGGACTTCAAGTCTCCTAGATACTCTTCCACGAAAGAGCGACCATAGTCTTCACCATCAAGGTGTACCATACGTAGAGCAAGCCAAGGCATAAGGTCTTTCTTGTAGCGACCCTCAGAACCTGGGACTATCTGCCCTTCAACTTCTTGGTAGACTCTGTAGTAATCAGAGTTCTCTCTGTAAATCTTTGTGTATAACTTAAGGTCTTCATCACCAGTGTAGTCAATCTCATCAATACCTTCAGGCAATGCCCGTGGTGATACAGACTCTTCTAGTAAAACTTCTAGCAACTCCCCGTCTGGCGCACGTTTACAAACAAAGCTAGACATAGGGAAGACACGTAGACCTCCTTTCTTTGGCAGGTGTACCAATACATTACCTGAGACAATTAGATGCTTTAAGGCTTCAAACACATTGACTCTTAATGCTCTGCCTTCTATCTCTTTTTGTACCTCACGTTCAATACCAGCAAGTCCCTGTTCTATCTCAGCACGTAGCTCACCTTCACCATCAAGCTCTTGCTTAGTCTTGGTGTCCATCGCTAGACGGAAGAAAGGTGCATTAGGTGGGAATAGAAGAAGCATTAGTTTAGATGCGAGGTTGTTTACACCTCTTGCCCCAATGCTTTGAAAGGGCTGATATAAATCTGTAGCGGAACTAAATCCTTCGGGAGTTATCAAGGCAGGTAGTGTTAGCTCAGAACACTCTCTTGCTCTATCGAGATAAATCTCCCTGTCAGCTGCTAGTTTATGATAACGCTTTGAGCAGGAAGTGTTCTCTTGCATAAGTTACTCCTAACCGCCTGTTGCTATGTTTAACCCAGTACCGCCTGAACCACCCATACCTAATGAGCTATAACCACCTGAACCGCCTTTAGCTACTTTAAGCTGAGAGATGCCTTTAGCACGGCCAGCTTTACCTTTAGTAAGTAAGAGTGGGGTGTTCTCAGCAGAATCCATGTTTCTTTCCATAGCGTTATTTTCGGCTTTGGCTCTTGCTTCTGCTTCCTTAGCCCTTTTATTTGCGTCTCTTTTTTGGTCTGCTGCTTGTTCTTGTTGCATATATGTAGTCCCAGCCAAGCCAGCAAGCAGTGCTGCTTCAAAACCTGTACACATTGTATTAATCCTCTAAGTTGTTAGGGTTGTCATCCCGCCTCTTCAACTCTAACAACCATTGAACAACTGACCTTTGACCAGCCCTAAACCAAACCTCCCTATCAGTCCACTCCAAAAGGGCAGACTGTTCAGGGAAAATAAGGTCTAAGTTTTCAATAAGTTGAACTACGTTGACGGGTAAACTTTCTATTTCTTTTCTATTCATAGACATAGTAGTCCTCTTATATGGTGGGTATTGATGCCGTAGTGGATACTTACTTACACGATTTCACAGGCTCCACCTACACAAGCTAACTCCTGAGAGCCTGTTGTGTTGTCTTCCCGTTCAAAGTTTTGTAGGTCACTCCAGTTAATTTTTGGTGGCATAGCCTTAACCAGTTCATCGTACTGCTCCTCAGATATATCCTCATAGGGAGCTTGTTGATAAACATGGTCACTGACAGGCAATAAGCTGATACCAGAGACAGACTCAAAGTTCTCCCATATCCACTGAGCTACCTGAAGAAACTCATTGTCAGTATAGTAGACTGTAATGCTTGGCTTATGCTCACACCAAAAGTCTTGGTAAGCCTTCCAGAGTTTTAGCTGTTGCATAGCACCTACATCCTTAACAACAATACTGTTATCTGGAGCTTTGACAGGGAAGCTGAATACCACAGATGACTTGTTCATAACGTCAGGCTCTACAGGGAACCCTGCTGTTGACATATACTGAGCTAACGGGTCTTTAGAGTCTGAACGTACTCGTCTAATGTAGTGCTTAGAAAAGCGAGGGTGAATCCCAGAAGCACTATCGACCAACTGAGAAACTGTACCACTTGGCTTAACGCACGTAATAGCCACAGACTGATTGATACCAAGTTCTTCAGCCCACTTTTTATTAGTTTTGATTGCAACATCTTTCATCTCCTCTAGCCACTTACCTAAATCAGTAGAGTCTTTACCTAATAGATAGTGGTCACATATACCTGTGAGGCTAAGACCTAACAAAGCCTCTTCCTCTGTGTTCTTCTTCCAAGCACTTCGCAAGTATCTAAAGTCAGTCAGGGTAGCCTGTAGCGTACCGATTATTGCAGCCACCTCTACCTTCTTCTTGAGGGACTTCAAGTCATCATCTGCTCTAACCACTACCTCAGATAGATTACAGAACTGGTTGCTTCTTAAGATAATCTCCGAGCATGGGTTAGTACCAAAGTCTTGCTCTGAATCCCTGCGTCCATTCCTGGCTGCTACATTCTGTGCAGCGATACGGCTGAAGATACCACGCTCACCTGCCTTAGAGTCATACATGGTGTGCATCTCTGACAGATAAGATTCAAAGTCAGGCTTCTCAGTGTATGCGACAGAGTTGTTAGCCAAAGCACGTTGGCCTTCATCCATCCACCACTGACCAGACTTAGCCTTAGCCATGCGTGGGTCTGATAGATTAGACAGAGAGATTAGGGCTGAACGTCTAACGCCACCCACTACCACAACCTCTGCAATCTTACAGACAATATCATGGCACTCGATGCTTGTTAGCTTACGTCCTTCAGCTTTCTGGAAGATGCCTACACAGAAGTTGAACAAGTTAATCAAAGGCTCAGGGCCAGAGGCTCTACCACCGAATGTCTTAAGCCTAGCACCTGCTGGTCTAATCTTGCTCATGTCCCACTTAGGAATCTTACCTGCGTAGAGCATGGCTATCAGTTCACGAAAAGCTGATGCCCATCCAATCTTAGAGTCAGACACAACAATGACTGTATCTGTAGGATGGAATGATTCAGCTACGACAGGGAGCTTGTTGATGAAGTTACGCTCTACTGAAAAGCCTACGCCTGTGCCACACATAAGCACATACATAAGCTCATCAAAGCTACGGGGAGAATCGATGTGAAGGTATGAACAGTTAAACCCTGCTACGTTGTCCTTATCTAAAGCAACACCTGCTGTCATCATGCATCTCATACTGGGCATGACATCCATATTGTGTATAGCCTTATATAGCTTCTTGCCTTCAGCTTCTGTTATCTGGTCACGACTTAACCAGAAGTCTACATATCGCTGTACAGTTTCTTCCCAAGTTTCTCTTCGGCCTTCATCTTCTAGCCAACGTGCGTACCTGCTTTTGTGTATGAATTGTTGATACTGCTCCATCAAAGTTCCTCTCTCTCTAGTTTCTTTTCTAAGTTAGCCATTGCTCTCCACGCTACTTGCGCCCAGTCTTTATCAAGGATGTGACGCATCATCGCATCTAACTCATCG